ATCAATACGCTGACCACCGATTTCGACTTCAACTTGAGAAATGAGCTGTTCGCCGGGGAAATCGAGCCAACGGGCATAAACTGCGGAACCGGAAGCGCTGTTCTTCATATTCTGGTTTATTTCAGGGAGAGTAACCTGAAGGTAAGTGCGGTATGCAAGATCACCGTTGCGGCTAATGGTGCAAGTTACACGGCGACCGAAATCGGCCTGTCCATTAAAAGTTTGTTCAATGGATTCCATAGCAAAGTTAGTGTGACGTTTGTATGAGACTTTCCAGAAAGTGATCTGTGGGTTACCCGTAAGATAAACATCCTGGGCACCGTAAGCTACAAGTTGCATTAAACCTCCTGCCATTTTATAATAGTTGTTATAATATTGCTAAAGAAAAAAAAATCGAAAAATTACACGTAATTTATAATTTTTATTTATTTTTTGTTTAAAAATAATTTTACGTGCCATCAAAATTTCCTAAATATTCGACTCATTCGAATGAAAAACTTTTATTCACATATTTGTTATAAAAAAAAAACAAGTAAAAAAAATAAAAATTTATATACACGAGTTAAAATTATAAATTTAATTAAAATTTATAATTATTTAAAATGTTAGAATATAAAGTATTTTAAATATATATAAATATAACGTTGGAGAAACTATTTTTTATGATTTGAATGCCAACATTTAAATATAAAACCAACAAGAGAATTATAGTAGATGATAAAAGCATAACTACATTAGATAATCGTCATAAAGAAATGCAACTTCATTTTTCAAATGTTAAGAATATAATTATACCAAGTCTTTTAAAAGAAAAAAAAGAACTAACAAGTATTTTAAATAATAATAATAATAATAATACAAACTGTAATAATAATGAAGACGGTAACAATGCAGAATGTGGTATTCCGATTGAAAAACAACTTGAAATAAAAGATCGCATACGTGACATCAAATTAACACTGAAAACCCATAAAAATAATATTAAACAATATTATTTGAGCAATTCAAAATATATTTTTGATTATTTTGAAAATAAAAAAGAAATATCAAACGGACACACAAAAACAAAAATATTAAATTCATTTTTTAAATTAGATGCGGAAGAAAATCGTGTAAATGAATTAACGCATTTAAATAATAACAACGTTAAAAAATTTCTCTCAAATATTGACGAGTCTTTTATAAATGTAAATGATTTTACATTTCAAACCGATGTATGTAAATATTGCAATATTGGCGAATTAATACCAGTAGAGCATGAAGGCATACTTGTTTGTAACCACTGTTCAAGACACGTGATGTATTTATTTGAAAGTGAAAAACCTTCATACAAAGAACCGCCAAAAGAAGCATGTTTTTATGCATACAAACGAATAAACCACTTCAAAGAAATTATTGCACAATTTCAAGCAAAAGAAACTACACAAATACCGCCGCATGTAATTGAAAATATAAAACTGCAAATTAAAAAGGAAAGAATTAGTTTGTCAAAATTTACAAATACAAAAGCCAAAGATATTTTAAAAAAATTGGGGTACAATAAATTTTATGAACACATCCCATATATTAAAGACAAACTCGGAATTAAACCGCCAGTGATGACACAACAACTAGAAGAGCAACTGTGTAATTTGTTCATGGAAATTCAAGGACCGTATGCAAAGTATTGTCCCGACGATCGTGTTAATTTTTTGAATTATTATTATACCATTTATAAATTATGCGAATTGCTTGGCCAAACACAGTTTTTACCTTACTTTCCACTATTGAAAGATCGAGAGAAACAGATCGAACAAGATGAAATATGGAAAAAAATTTGTGAGGATTTAAATTGGGAATTTATACCAACACAATAAAATAGATACCACATATATTTTGTAGAATTTACAAAAATTTACAAAATATGTAAGACAATATATGTTAATATATTTTTTATTTTCTGTATTTAGTATAATTAACCCAATCAATCCAACACATTTTTTTAATACTACCTTGTAAATTATATCTATTTTTGTTCGAAATTAAAATGGATGCTATAATTGATTCAATGACCGGTATAATCAATTCTGATTTGGATATTAATCCCCTTTTTATTTTTTATGTTACGCTTGGAGGAAACTTTGTTGCACAACTTTTTCCGTGTCAAGTTCAAAAACTTTTCACCGAAAACATTTACTATAAGCATTTCCTTGCTTTCTTTATTTTATTTTTTGCAATTGTTTTAACTTCTGACAAAACTGAAAAAATAAGCACAACGCTCTTATCAAAAACTGTGCTTTTATATTCATTATTTATCATACTGACAAGAATGGATAAAAATTTCTTTTTATTATTTTTTGTTACACTTTGCATTAAATTTATTATTCTCAACGAGTTATCACACACAAAGGACGCAGCCGATAAAGACAAATATAATAAGATAAACAAGACATTGAATTACGTTCTCATCTCAATTGGAATCATCGGATTTATACTTTATTATGGAGAGAAAAAATACGAATACGGAAAACGATTCAATTTCATAACATTCTTATTAGGAAAACCTGTGTGTAGAGAATTCGTAATTCCAACCAATTATCGACGCAATTTAACATACGCATTCAGTTGAAAAAACAAAACAAAATAATTATAACAATTAAAATATTTATAATTATTATACCCATGTTTTCAAAAATAGTGCTATTTTTATTCATCATTCTATTTATTTTCATTATTTTACTTGAAGTGTCTTCGTCACCAATGATTGAAGGATTAACTACATCTTCAGATGGAACAACTAGTGGTGACGGCGGCAACAGCGACATTGGAGTGACGGTTGGAAGATACACTTCAAAAATTGACCAACTCGGAAAAACAATTGACTCCATGCAGGCAACCATTTTAGGACTTTTACCAACTGTTGCCAAAAATACACAAGACAATGCAAAAAATCAACAAGCCATTCAGGCCATCATTACAAATAAAAACAAGTAACGATTATAACTCTTCTGAAAACATGTCAATGTCTAAATCACCCAAAGAAACCGGTTCACCTATCTGAAGTGCATCATTTTCGTCTCCGTCGTCATCATCGTCATCGTAACTGTTTTGCTCTTCTTTACGCTTTGCAAAATTTTTCATACTTATTTCTTCTAAACGTTCCAGCGTTTTAGGTGCATTTACAAGCTCGTCTGTTGAAGATATGTTTTCATCAGAATCATTCATAATTCTCACCCGGTCAACATCGTCAAATGTTATAGTTTGTTTTTTATCCACAGTATCGCCGTGTCCTCTGGTTTCAACGTCTTGTTTTTCACTCGCATCATTTTTTTCTAGTTGCTGCTCTACTTCCTCCTCTTCTTCAACCACTGGATCTTGTGCAATAACTTCTTCACTCTCAACCACTTCTGTATCTTCTTCAATAAACTGGTCTTCCATATACACTTTCAATAAATGCTCAATGGGAATACTCTCTCGAATCGTGTTTAAAATACACTCTTTAATTAATTCTTCTAGTTTAAAATTATTTTTTTGAATTTGTAAGTGTTGTTTTGTCTTTTCAAATAAATACACATTGGAATACACCTTTCGCGCAACGTTAATGTACACCTTGTGAATAAATTCCGACAGTTTAGGAATAGCAATGTCTATTTTTTTTTGCTTGCTTCCAGCGCGCACACACGTAAGCGTTTTGAGATGAGTAATATGGACACACGTAATTAACTCCTCAATGTGACTGCATCCACTTTGTTCAGATATTCGCTGCGTTTCTTTTTCAATAATTGAAACATTCCATTTCGGAACACGCAATAAAAAATTCTGAAACGTCATTAAATACTTTGTTGCTTCATTATTTTCTATACACAATCTCCACGCTTCGTCGAAAATCGACTTTAACCCAGAATGAATGTGTGGTGTTAAAAGATTAATGAGTCGCGAACAAAAATCATTGCGTGACGCGTGTAAATTTTCGAGAACAAAGTCATCCATTTTTAATTAAACTACCAAGTAATAATTATTATTCACCGTTTTTATATAAATGATATATTTTCTAAAGTCAGTTCACTACGAAAAACCAAAAAATATAAAATAAACAACATTAATAGTTTTTCATTCCTAAACTCTCTCTTAATTTTTTGAAATGTAATTAAATACTCGTATTTTTTCAATTCTTCTATTGTTGTATTTTTATCAATATAACGTAGCAGATCAATGCTACTATATCCCTTATCATACAGTTTTGTAATAAATAACATACAATCCTGTAATGCCGTTTCTTGATGGTCTATATTTTTTTCATCACTTTCATTTTTACTCGAATTATTTTTTATAAATTTATTTAAACTAGTTTTTAAGTATACGTTTCGCTTATTTTCATAATCCTTAAATGCAGAACCATATGTGCAATTTAAACTATGAAAGTGTAAATTTGTAATACAATTATTTATTATAGGCTCTGATACATGTATCTCACAAAATCTCGATAAAATTGGTTTTAATAATTTGTATTTATCCTCTACAATAATAAAAAATCTTGTAGACCGACTGAATAGTTCAATGCATCTTCGAATTGCCGATTGAGCATCAATTGTTAACTTGTCTGCATTTAATAATACAATTGTTTTAAATATCTCCCCATCTTTTAAATTTACATTTGTTTTTGAAAAAAATTTTAAATCTTCGCGAACAAATCGTATTCCTTTACCGTGTGCACAATTTACGTGCATTACATACGTTTGAATACATTTTTTATCACCATTGTATATTTTATGAATAAAATCATCTACAATATGATTTTTTCCAGAACCTGATACACCATGAAATATAATATTTGGGATTTTTTTTTGTTTTATAAAATAATCTAATTTTTCTTTGATATTTGAATGAATATCCATTTCATTTGGATTCATTTTGTTCATAATCGCAATGATACTTTATTGTCTTGTGTTGTGTTATTGTGTTGTGTTATTTATTACTACCTTTTTAATTCATTATTTCATTTTATTATTTTTAATATATGTTTTTTTATTTTTTGTATATGTACAAAATTAACTTTAGCAAATATAATAAAATAACAAAAAATAAAAT